CCACGTCGCGCCCTGCGAGTGTTTTGACCGAGCAGGAGCCTCCATGACCGTGCACGTGTACGATATAGAAGCGCTTACCATCTTGCGCTGCGTACACGCCACCTCATCTGGGGCCCACATCCATGTGGCGTACGATTACACCACGCCCGGCGACATTCGCGGTGCCCACTATGATGGTGAGACGCGCTGGAGCGTCGATCCCATTGCCCGCACCGTCATCTCGCAGCCGGCGGGCGGTTCCCCGTACAACCACAAGTTGGACGACTGGCTTACCCAGCTGAATTACTTCGAGGCTGAGGTCAAAGTCGGCGACACCACCGCCATCCTTGCGATGGAGTGGCAGGCCAGCGAGACTATCGGCTACACCACCCATTGGCGCTTCCAGCGCTGCGCCAGGCGCGCACCGTTGCCACTCAAACCCTTGCCCTTCGAGGCTGCCATCTGTGACCCCCATGACTGGGGCCGATACTCCGTCGGCGACCCTACTGCCCACGACATTCCTGTCAAGGCGCGCATCGGCATTCTGTCCGTACCCAGCGCCATTGTTATGTCTATGGGCCCCCTTGTCGCCGTCGTTGGCACCGGCACACAGCGCATGGTCGCCCCCAAGTTCTTGCTGGGCGAAGCCATCTACATGATGGCGGGCAAGCCCCGCACTGAGGCCTCGTGGCGCATCTTGGAAGCCGGCATTCGGAAGAAGCTCAAGTCTGTCGACATGACTGGCACTGAGAAAGCCGAAGCACTCCTCGCTTGCCAGCATTTGGCCTTTTGCGCCACCTTGGACGACGAGAACGCGCTCATGTCCCACATGCTTACCGCAAACGCAGCTGCCCTGAAATCCCACCAGCAAACCGCCCAGCTGCGCGATCCCTATCGACACATCGACCCAGCCATGGTCCTGTCGGCGCTCATGCTCGTCATCGCCATTGCCTTTGTGGTTCCCAGCTCTCTCCCCACGCTGGTCGCCACGCTGACTCAGCGCGTCTACGACAGCGCGACGTTTGCCTGGGACCTCGCTGCGCGCATCGCCACTCTTACGCTCGCCCCTGCGACGGCACTCGTCGTGTGGGGCCCTGGTCCAACCTGCTACGTCATTGTTACCGCTGTGTTGTTCCTGGCGTACCTGTGGACTGACATCCGACTCAACTATGGTGCCACCTTTGTCCTTGCGCAACTGCTCCGCCCCGACCACTACGCCCTCTTCGTGGCACCCTACTGTGAGGAGAGAGACAAGCGCCGGTCCAAGGCCTACGCTGTTGCCCTCATTGCATGGGAGTGTTGGCGCGACGGCTCGTACAAGGCCCTCCTGCACCTTGCCTTTATGGCTCTGCCAATGCCCCTTGGCGTCATTGTCCACACCGCCTACAACTACGGCGTGTATCTCAACACCACACAGCTGGACTATGGCTCCGGGGTTGCCCTTTGGCCCTGGGTGGTCCTCCTCATCCTGGTAGTCAACTTCTGTTGGAGAGCTGCCCCCGTCCTCCTTAGGGGCGGCAAGCTCCGAGGGTTCAAGTGGCGCCAGGTGGGCGAGCCGCCGCACCACATGTGGCCGCGCCTGTACGGCAACAGCACCCTCCCTCTCGGCTCCCGGTGGGTCCCACAACCGGACATCACTGTCGACAACCTCCCGGCCCCCTACCGCAAATTCGCCCGCGTCGAAGAGACTGAGCGGCCCGTGCTGGGACACAAGGATGCTTGTCTCGAGGTGCTCGGCTGGGCATACCGCCACCGCGCACCCACCGCCAACGCCAGCAACAGCGACAACGAGCTCAATTGCCTCAACCGCATCCTGGGTGTGGCCCCGGGCATCGCGCCTGACTACGCTATCCTCAAGCGCGCGTGGGTCAACCACTATCGGGACGTGTTGTTTGATCTCCGCCGGTGGAAAGGCAAGTGGCCACAGCTGGTGCCCCTGGATGAGGACACTTGGATCGCCACACAGAAAGACCGCCCCACCCTGTTGTACGCCCGGTCCTTGTTGCAGCACAACCCCAAGGCCCTGTCTTCCCTATTCCGCCGCAGCATCTTCATCAAGCGCGAGGTCGCGCTGAGTGACACTGTGGATGGCCGTACACCCAAAGACAATCGTGGCATCCAGGGCGCCCAGCCGGAGTGGCGGTTGCAGGTCGGACCTTCCGCCGCCGCTTTCCAGTCCTGGCTCAAGCTAGCGTGGAACGCGGATTGGTGGATCGTATTCCTTTGCGGTCTCCCCGCCGAAGCTATTGGCTATGCTTTCCGGCGCGCCCTCCGCCTCTGGCTGGGCGACGACGACATCAGCCGCATGGACATGTGCGTCGACCCCACCGACGATGAGATGATGATCGACATCATCGGCTGGCTTGGTCTTGCGCAGCACGCGCCTTATGACCTCACCGTCGCACAACTCCACAGGGGCATG